GGACGGCCCAATCGCAACGCGTTCGCCCAGCTCCACCCACCGCCTGAACACGGCTTGCCCTATAACGGGGGCCAGCCGGCCGGATATAACGCCACCGCCACGCGCACCACTACCTTCAACCACGGGTGGTGGGACCGTGGAGGGTCAGGGGTTAAGCAGCTGGCCCTGACAACAGCCCCCGGCAGAGGCCGAGGCCCCCGGGGACAACACGAAGCTTTACCTGCACGCCACAAGAAGGAGGCCAGTCCTTTCGGAACTGATCAATACACCCAAAGGTCCCTTTCGCCAAGCGGAAATACCGCAGTATCCTCCCATCGCCAGTGGTATCGACTACCGGGGTCACCCCCGGACCCTCCGGGACAAATAGCAATCTGTTAAGTGGCAGCAACCAAGGGTAGCTCCTCTGGGCGACTCCACACACGCCAATGTGCTAGGTCAAGATGAGCGCTTAGACGCTACCCAGGACCAAGGGTCCAAAGACCCGGAGATTTCACAACCCAACAGAGGACCCAAGGTCGCCATCACCGCCGATACCCTTCTGACAGCCGACGATGGTACAACTACTACCCCATCAAAGGGGTGCGGACCAAAGGGCGGGCCAGCGACTAATCGCACAAGGCCCCCCACGCGAGGGTAACACTGCAGCCAGGCCAAGTCGGCACCTAACCACGAGGTGCAAACAAGGGTGTGTGTCATCGCGCTAATACAACCATGAAGTAGGCCGCAGACACTTTCACCACCGAACACCTGACGCCATGAACTACCCTGCCGCATTTCTGCGGAACGACAGTCACACAACATGCGCCCACGGGCGACTTACCGGACAAACGACAGGCCGCACTACTCGAAAGGAAATCCGTACCACTGAGAAGACTGGACGGGATCAGAGCGCTCGTAACCAACGCGCGCCTCCCGTACCCTAGCCTCCAGCTCCAGCTGTTCCTGTGGGCAAACACCAAATGCCCTATGGAACGACTGTCGGGATTCCCAATCGGGCTCTGCGGCCCTGAGACCCAACCGTGAGAGGTCCACACCCTTCATCTCAAACTCACCCAGGTGCTCGAGCCTGGGTGCAAAGGTGAGCGCGGTCTGATCTCGCAAGTGGTTGGCATAGGCCCACAGAACAGGCACACCATCAGACAACACAGACTCACACAAGGAAACCCCATGGAGAAATTCGCGAGCGAACTTAGGTTCGTGAAGATGTTGATGGCTAGACGCTCTGCAGCTGAGAACGCGCGTGTAGTCACAAACCATCTTCCAACCCCGTGCTGTCTTAATGGGAGCTGAGCGCCCAAACCTAACCTCCTCCACACACGTGACAGGACGCTCCAAAACCATCTCATGGCCAGAAATCCTAAGGGCAGTCGCCGCGAAGTTTGCGTGCACGATCGATGAACGGGTGGGCTCCACGAATAGCAACGCGTTATCTCCGTCGACCAAAACGTCCCAGCGAACCCCGCTGAAACTGGACATGGTTCCGAAAACAACGGCCAACATGACGATGGAGTTACCCATCCCAGTGTTGACGTCACCACTCGCTCTCCCGCCATCTCTCCCAAACTTCACACCGCACTGTGTGACACCCTTGTTTGACAACTGTTTGCTTAAGAGCTTCAACAACTC